GAAGGAAATTTAGAACAAGCAAAACAATATGTTGATGAGCTTGTGGTGGAGATTAAGTAAATGAAAATATCAAAACGCATACTTAACGAACTGTATAGCAAGTATCAGATCACAGACGATACCAATATATTTGATATCAAAGATATAATGTCGGTAGAAGATTATGCCAAATGGGAACTGGCTTTTAAGTACCCAAATGGCAAACCATTGGAAGTTATTGAAGGGGGTAAAAATGGAATTTCAAATTGATGCTTTTAGAAAAAGATATATTTACGAAAGAATAGAAGGCACTATTGACATATCAAAAAAAGAAGTTATGAAAGTTACTGATGCTAAATCGTCAGAAGATGGAGATACGACTGCTTGGTATTCTTATATAGGTGAAGCAATAGAAAAAGGTGCTTATTTTAAACTTGATGTTAAAGTTACGAGATCATCACAAATAGGCGATACTGAATATGATGGTATAGAAATAGAATGGTAAATAAAGGGAGGAGATATGAACTTAAATCATAAACTATATACCTACGAAGGCTATCATAAGGTATTAGAAAGAGTACGAGGCATTTTGCAGGCAAAGATTGATGACGATGCTAACGATCTACAGACCAGAATAGTCAATGGCAAAATTAAGCGTTGTCTTGAAGAACTAGATACTTTTGAAACCGAAATAGAAAATATGATACAAGGTAGAGAAGATCAAGCTAACGAGGAATCTATTTAGCTTTCTCGCTACTGTATTTAATATTAAGACCCGCTAGCGTACAGAGGCGATTCTTCTCCGATAAACCTTTTTCCGTTACTTTAAAGAATCCGTCTTTTTCCTCTACGAGCTGATCCTTAATAACTTCTTGTAAATCATCTTCGGTTAGATCTTCCATAAACATTACCGAGAGTAACATCCCTAAACGTCTATTCTGTGTCTTTGATAGTGCCATTAAACATGATCCCAGTCCTTGCCTTGAAATAGTAATGCCTCTGCCTCTCTTCTTCTAACCAAACCATTTAGAACTTCGCCTCCCGCTTTATTCCATCTTTTAATCTGCTCTGGTACTTCGTCAAACTTTGATTGGTTTAGAACTATTAACAAGGTTGAGCTTCTCAAGTTAGTGGGTCCAAGGTTGTATGTCCAACACACAAGCGCATCAAATTCGTTTTGCGAAAGCGGGACGTCTACATATTCCTCTACATATTCTTCGTACTCTTCTAGCTCCTCTAAAAGCATTTCGTCGGCATCGTCCTTTGAAATTATCATGCCTTCAAAAACGCCTTTAGTGTGGCCATAACCGATTGTCCAAACTCCGACAGAGTCTTGGTATGCCTCGGTACGACAACCTTCAAATTTTTTTATTAGCTGTATGCCTTCTTCTGATGTTTGCATATTATTCTCCCCAAGAACCATCTTCTTTAACCCTTGCTGTTTTCTTTCCACCCCAGTATTCAACTGCGTGTCCTTCCTCAATAAGCATCTGGCAAATATCTTTACCATCTTCTGTATAAGGGATTCCGAGAATTCTGCCATATTTTCCTTTACCTAATGATTGTATTTTAAAAGATCCTACACAAAGCTCTATTAGTCGGTCTTTAGCCTTTAATCCTAAGGCTTTTTCTTCTAAGTTTCTTGTGCGTGATTCTGGTGTGTCTATGCCTGCTAAACGTACTCGTTGCTTTTGCAAGATAACGTCAAAACCTAAGTCAAGGTTTACATCTATGGTATCACCATCAATTACCCTGTCTAGAATTGCATTGTAAACAAATGGGGTGACTCCTGACTTTGACATAATTTACCTTTTGCTTTTTCTATATTTATGGCACAAGTCTATCTGAAATGTTTATTTTTTACTAGATTCTTCATCCGCCTTAGGTTTATCGTAAGCTCGGTAAAACTCTACGATAGATAGGATATTCTTGGTATATCGGGTGATTTCTGCCATGTTTATTGATAGGTTTTCGTATTCCTGTGTCGTCAGGGCATAGTAGGGCATCGCAGGTGCTTTGCCTTCCTTAACTAAAGCAAGGTATTCTTCCATAATCTCTGGTGTCAAAACTTTCCATTTGACTGGTACTCCTTGTATCTCTAAAGGCAGGGGTGGATGATACATCGGTGGGATCTCCGCAATCGTTCTCACCTCAACAGGTTTAGCCTTTGGCAGTATGGAGCAACCACCAAAGACCAACAATGAGCTAATTATTAGGAGAGATATTTTCATCTTTTATGTCTTGAGATGTGATTTGCATTAACTCATCAAAAACTCTTTTAGAGCCTTTATTCACGCGGTTTTCAATCAAGCCAGGCTTCATTAAAGCTAAATTGTTTAAATCATGGCGGGCAAATTTATTTCTTAATTCTGTGACAGAGCGCATAGCCTCTTGTTTAGCAACTTCTAAGGCTGCCATTTCTTGCATAGTTTCTTTTTGTTTCTGTAAATAATTTTTTATGGATTCATTTTGTTCGGCTATTTTGTCAGTTAATATTACTTGGTTAGCTTGTAAGATAGCGTTTTCAGACAGCAAAAACCTGATGTACATTCCAGACCCAGTTATTGTAGCTAAGAGCATTGCTCCTAATATTAGGTTTATTTTCATGCTATTGTATAAACATTAAGAGGTAATTTTTTACCCTTAACCTTGATTCTAGCTTCTAAAGAGAGGTTGTGACAAGAATTAAATTGTGTGTCCTCACCAATCAATATCCCAACACCTTGCTCTTTGGTTGCGCTTTCAAGTCTTGCTGCTACATTCACCGAATCACCTATGGCGGTATAATCAAACCTTGAATCACTCCCCATGTTGCCGATTATGGCTTCCCCTGTATTAATGCCTATGCCTATTGCAACTGGTGGTTTATTTTCTTTTGCTAGTTCAACATTTAAAAATTCTATTTCATCACATATGTCTAAAGCACATGAAATCGCACTATCCTCGTGATCGGTTAAATCCAACGGTGCATTGAATATTGCCATCATTGCATCACCAATAAATTTATCTATCATTCCGCCATGGAACTGAACACATTTAGTTTGCACTGACAAAACTCGGTTCATTATTTCTGTAACTGCTTGTGGTTCTAGTTTTTCCGATAAAGCAGTGAAACCACGAAGGTCAGTAAATAAAAATGTTGCTGTTTTTTTCTCACCGCCTAATTTTAAAAGCTCAGGTTTAGACTGCAATTGTTTGACCTGTCTAGGATCTAAATAATGCTCAAACTGTTTTTTTATTTGCAGACGTAACTTAAATTGTTCACGAAAGCGTAAATAAAAAGCCGTAGCTCCAACTAAGATTTGACTGATAAGTGTCCAGGTTACGTCTATTAACAAACCCATACGAATTAGATAAACGCCTAAGATTGTAGTGCCTATGAAGACCAAACTAGCAGTTATTAAACCTGCGCTTATGCCTAAATAAAATAAAAATAACCAAACTAAAGAAGCTGTGGTTATTAAAATTAGGAGCTCTGCAAGTAAACTGTACTCTGGGATTATAGGCGAGTCTTGTATCAAAATGCTTTCAGACAAAGCCGCTTGAATTTTGTGTGGCTCTAACAAACCTATGGATGTAGCAAGCTGTGGCATGATACCGGGCGCTGTAATACCAACAAAAACAAAACGTCCAGCCACATTCATTTCAGCTAAATTTGTTTCGGGAGTGTCTACCCAAGAAATCCATTTGCGTCCAAATTTGTCGGTTTTAACTGGTGGTAGACCGCGCACTGCTATTTCTTGAATACCTATTTCGTTAGTGGTAATAATGTAGGAGCGAGTACCAGTTAAGACTTTCAAAACCTCAGTACCAAAAGCTGAAACCCAACCGTCTGGTGTGCGAAGTAGCAAAGGCAAACGCCTTACTAAATTATCGACATCAACTGGTGCAACCGCTATGCCTTGAGCGGTAGCGTTTTTTAAAACTTCGGTATTTTCTATGACGCCTATGGTTTCTAAACCTGCGACTGAATTTCCTTTGATTATGGTGCCTGTCGTTTTCGGAAAAACACCAACAGAGTTTTCAAAAGTAGCTAAGATGCTAGGTCCTAAACGCAACGAATCGGCAAACTCTTGGTCGCCATTCAAACGATCTGGTTGAGGAAAGGCTATGACCCAGCCAACGCCAGTTGCACCTTTTGCTAATAGCAATTCGTTTAGTTCTGCTAATCTACTTCTAGGCATTGGCCAACCGCCTTCTTTTTGTAAATCTGTTTCGGTTATATTTAAAATTACAAAATTACCGCTTTCTGTTTGCGGTTTGACTAAGGTATCAAAAGTTTTTAGTTTGAGGATTTCAGTAGGGGTGCTGACAAAAACCAAAGGTAAAGTCAGTAATATAAGCAAAGGTAATATTAAATATTTCATCAATTACTTTGTGTGATAGTAATTGTTGAATCACTACCGCCATTTATTTTAACAACATTAGACGTACCATCTTGTATAAATATTACAGTGTAAGCATTGTTACCATTCACATCTACCCGAGCGGAATCACTAACCATGCGCCGTAAACTAACTTGTTGGCCTGTCACAATAGTAGTTATTTGCGTGTCTGGGTCTTGACCAATCAAAGTGCCAGATATGTTTATCCCGGTTACTTGTTGCAACTGATCTTCTTCGTCGCCAATCGCTAGAGCATCTAATACATCTAATAAATCTTCTAAAAAATTTACGTCCAAATAATTAATATCAAGCTCAGTGAACTCCAAATCGTCGTTTCGCAAAAAGTCTTCATCCAAATAATCTACATCTAAATCATTGAAATCTAGTAAATTTGCTTGCTTACTACGACTTTGTTCGGTTTGCACTATTTGTTCACGCTTGGGCGGTCTAACAATCAGCATGTTATCAATAGCATTTAGAGTCAAATCTAAGATGACTGGTGGCGTTGGGTTGGTTTCAAAGACTGATACCGTGGTGGCTTCAAATGGCTGATTGAGTATGACTGACCCTGTGGCAGTAGTGACTTCTATCTCGCCGCTTGATAAACCAAAAGGGTCTGGCAAAAGAATGATTAGACTGCGGCCTAATTCGTCTACGGTGGTTGTAAAATCTGTACCACGAATAGCTATGTTTGCTGTTGGTGTTTTTAGTTTGATATTTTGTTTATCAATTCTTGCTAAATTACCTGTAATAAATCGTGCTGTGCCCAAACCAAAAGTCAAAGCCATTTTGGATTTTGACGGATCTGGGTCAAAGATATATTCGTCCACAATCAGTTGTGAATGTTCAGTCAGACGGACAGTGCTATCATCTAAAAAAGTAATAGCCATGCGACCATTGTTGGTTATGGCT